AAGTTATCACCTAAAAATATTTAGTCTTCCAAATTGAACTGATCTTCTAAAATAATTCTATAAAAATTATCTCTCATAGTCATCAAGTTTATTTGTTCTGCTGGATCTCCACCAGACCATTTTTCGACTGCTTGTCGAAGACCTTCATGAATAAGCCTAATTCCTCTGATATTTAATTCTATTTGATAGTATTCGTTATCCATTACATTCCTGCTTGAAATTTCATCCAGTCAATTGCATTTTTGATGGCATAATTTCTATTAGATAAAGATTTGATAATTTCTTCCAAATAACGGAGCATTGTATCATAATAACGAATCTTTAAATCGGTTTTTGATACCTTCTCGTCTGCATTCATATAACGATTTAAAGTTTCTTTTTCTCTGACTTTATATGGGAAGGGTTCCTTATCGTAAATTTCTGGATCAGCTTTACCTGTGTAGTAGTTATATCTATCTAGGTACACTCTGTCATAGGTTTCTTTTGCTCTTTCTCGTAAAAGTAAAGTAGTATTATAAACTTCATAATATTTTGCATGAAGTTGTGAAGTCTTCAGAGATTCGCTAGCGAGATCATCACGATCAATCTCCGAATCACGGGTCCACATTTTCTGAATGTCATCAAGATTCATAAAGCCTTGCCAAGGATACTAGTCACTTCATACACAGTATACTTGAAAACCACCCTTGCTGTAAAGTACTCTTCCTGTTGGAGTTTGGTATCAAACTCTAGAGAAGTGAGACTTACGGGGAACATATCTTGAAATGTAATCTTAAAGTTTGGTTGGAAGTTACTGTTTAGAACAATTAGTGTTCCATCTGAGAATTGTTCTCTATAGTCTTCAAGACCATCAGAATCTGTTGTAAGGTTATCGAATTGTTCTGGTGATTGTGGGAATCCTAGCCCCGTTAACCAGTTGTGAACTGCCATATAGTTTTCAAAATTTTCATCCACAAGAAATGACATTTCAAAATCTGAATACTGGAGTTTCTCTCCAGGAACTTCTATGTCCTTCAAATATGTAGGTTGGATTGCAGTACCAAGAGAAATCTCTGGTATACTAGCAGTTTGACAGAAAAAATCAATCTTCCTATTCTTATCAATAACGAACTCAAAACCACTAGGAGTCAATAGATTCCTGTTCTGGATTTCGTTTCTTAATATGGAAGTCATTTTTATTTTTATTTAGATAAAAAAAGACCCCTTCAAGGGGTCTAGATTCTTATCTACATAAGCACTTCTCTACAGATTCGTTTACATGATGCTTGATGTGTATCGGTACATTCAATTAGACATTCGTAGTAATCGTTGATTTTTTCTAGTTCTGTGGAATCTTCAGATTGTGTCCATTCGTATAATTGATTTCTAGAGGCGAGATTGTTCATAGTTTTTACTTCTGTAAATGTGACTCATAATATAACTTGAGTTTGGGCTCATTGGGTCACCTCGTAATTCTAATACTATATATACAAAAAGTGTTCGTTTCAACATAAAAATTTATGCCTACGAATATATACTCATAAAAAAAGGACCCCGAAGGGTCCAAGTAGTTGTGTATCCTGATGGATCACATAAGGTTTTTGACGGAAACGCGACGGTAGTAGCGGTTGGTGCCAGCCTTGATTGCACCAAGTGCGACATCAGTACCTTCAGCGAAGGGATTAGCGACCATGCCGTAGCGAGTCTTAAATCCGATCTTGGGCTGGAAGGTGTTCTCGCCAACTGCACGAACCATCTGAAGAGGAACGTATGGGCAGTAGAAGAGTCCTGCGTCATAAGGTGAAGAACCCTTATAACCAACAACGTAGTACTGAAGTGCAGCGTTGTTAGAGGCGAATGGGTCGATGAATACGCGATACTTACCGTTAATGGTACCAGCAAAGGTGTTGCCAGTGTCATCAACGTTGAGGTTAGCGTTAAGAGCAGGGGTGTAATCAAGTACACCAGCCATGGTTAGAGCAGAAGCAACATCAGCAGAAGTTAGGATGATGTTACCCTTTCCTCTACGAGTTCTTTGTGCGATCTGGTTGGCATCTCTTTCGATTTGGAAGAGGAGACCCTTGAACTTCTCAACACTCCAGCGACCGTTGGAGTCAACGTCTAGGTCAAACTGACCAGCCTGAGCGGTATTGAGTTGAGCACCAGCCTCAGCAGACTTATAGATGGTTCTGATGACTTCGCGGTTGATCTCGGAAAGAATCTCAGAAGAGAGAATGTTTGCAAGTTCAGCCTCGGCATTCAAACCATGAATTGCCTTAAGGTCTTGTGCAAGTTCCAAGGAGTACTCAGCCTTGAGTGCTCTGGATCTAGCGGTTACGGTGACCTTCTCGATTGAGAAAGCCATTTCGTTGAAGTCGTTTCCGCTTTCGCCTAGAGTCTCAGACTCAGTTACGGGGAAACCTTGTCCAACGCTATAGTCTGCAGGACCAGCGTTAGGATCAAGTACACCAGGGTTAGAACCACGCTGTAGGGTGGTACCGAAACCAACAGAACCAGCACTATCAGCGCCAGCAGTGTAGTCACCCTGACTGGCATCATAACCTTCGCGCTGGGCAGAGAATGCAGAATCGGGCTCATTGAAGAATGCCTCTCTTCCACCCATGTTCTCATAGCGTGAGCGCATGGCGAAGATTAGACCAGTAGGTCCGTTCATGGGCTGCACACCAGCAAGGTCATAAGCGACCAAGTTGGGCATGGAGCGACGGATTAGACTGATTAGAACGGGGTCGAAACCAGCAGTAGGAGTGCCGCTATCAGAAGCAGCAGTACCACTGAATCCGCCACCGCCACCAGTAGACATAGAAGTGGTGGGTGCTTCCTGTAGGTCGAAGCCGCCTTCAAAGGCACGCTGTTCGCCTAGGAAACGCTCTTGGTTCTCTAGAAGTTGAGCGGTTACTGCACGTCTGTGAGTATCCTTGATAGTGTCAACACCTTCATAGTCTAGAAGAGGTGCCCACTTCTCTAGGAGTTGGGGATTGTTGTACATTTTTTTTCTTTGAGTTTAAGGTTTAATAAAAGATAATAGTGTTAACTTCACTTAATTCTAGAAAGTGTTTCTAGATAACGAGACATTGAATTGGTTACGTCGCGGCCGCTATCAACACCCTCAGAAAGAGTTTCAGAAGTCTCAGACTTCATCTCAGCGGGGAAATAGGACTCCCTTAGAGTCGTTAACTTTTCACGGTAAGATTCTTCACCCTCAAACTCAACACCTTCTACTAGAGAAGCGAGCTTATCTTTCTGAGTAAGTGCTAGACCTTCAGAAACTTGGCCGAAGATACCTTCAGCAGTGGTTTCTCCAAGTCTGCGATTCAGATTGATATTTCTTTCGATTTGCTCGTTGAGCTTGACCTCCATGTCATCAAGTTTATTTACCATATTTTCTACAACATCATACTTATCTTCAGGGATAGAAACATAATGATTTTCAAAAAGACCCTTCATACCTTGTAGGAAGGATTCTGTCATTTCAGTTTTCAGACCATGTTCGATCTGAAGTGCGTTTTCTTCGATCCATTCTTGAGCAACGTACTCAAGATATGCATCAACACGCTCAGTAAGTGCAGACTTAAGTTCTTCTAGTTCTTCAACTAGAGATGCTTGTGCCTGCTCTTCGATCTGTGCTTTAGCTGCTGTAACTCTTGCGGTTACAGCAGCTTCAAAAACAGTCTTTGCTTTTTCTTGGAACTCTTCGGAGAGTTCTTCTCCAGCAAACAAAGCAGCAACATCTTCTTCGACATTGATTTCTGGTAGTTGATCTTCAGAAACAGGTGTTTCTGCTTCTGCAACCACTGGTTCTTTAATCTCAGCTTCTTCAGCTTTCGCCTTAGGTTGAGGTGCTTTTGCCATAATTGATGCTGGATCCTTTAGTTTTGCGGAATCGTCAGTTGAGCGATAGTTCTCGGGGGTAGGACCACCAAGATCATCTACTTTACCAGCAAGGGATGTGTCCATACCCTGACTAGCTGCAGCGCCCTTTTTCACGACGTTATCCATTTCTTGTAAATCTGAGGACATTTTTTGAACTCTCCGAATAAGATATTAAGTGGAAAATCTATACTTATTTATAAATTATAGATTTGATAGGAAGTTTGAGAATAAGTTTAACTTATTTTCTTCTAGTTTTTTCTGATCAACCAGAGTATTAATTTGCTTATATGTTTTTTCTGCAAATCTTTCGCGGAGAATTCCTCCATCCCAGACCCAATCTTTACCTTCCATAATACCATCCACAAAAGCATCAGGTGCTGAAGGGTCGGCAACAATATCGGCAGCAGTAGCTAGATTGAAATCATCATTTACCATGTTGTAACCCTCTCTTGTAGGAGATAAGGTTCCGACTCCACGAGAAGAAACTCCAAGTTTGACACCATCGTTTAGAAGAGATTCGGCAATTTTTCCCATTGGAGTGGAAAGGATTTTTGCCTTTCCAATAAAATTATCACCTTCTCTATGAAGTGATACGATTTTATGAGAAACTCTATCTAGGTTAATGGAAGGTCCATCAGGGTGTCCCAACTCACCTAGAGCACGACCTTTAGCAACAAAATTTTCATTATAACGCTTCACTTCTCTCTCAAGAAGATTGCCGCTATAATATCTTCTGTTTCTATTGGGCATATTACCCTGAAGGAAAACTCCTTCAATATAGAGATGCTTTTTACCGTTGCGTTGCTCAACGATAATCTCTACTTGTTCGATTTCTTCTCTAATCAGTTTCATTTTTTTTACGCGGTAAATCCTACTTTGGTTACTTTTACATCAGCAGATCCAGCTAAGATCATATCTTTATGCTTTTTCTCAACATATTCTACAGTTCCAGTTGGCATAGTCATAGAACCAATGCCTTGATAATTTTCATCAAGAATGGTAATTAACTGGGCACCTGCATTACTGTTATATAAACGTACCACGGTAGCAGATTCAATACTAGAAGCAGCTCCAACACTAGTGGGGCAATTTTCCTGTGGTCCAAGGACAAGTGATCTCGCCATTATTCTTCTCCAGAATCTTCAATGGGTGCAGTTTCATTACCAAATAGTGATGCTGCAGCCACTGGACGAAGGGTGTCAATTTTTTCTGCAGATTTGCCGTAAAGAGCATCTTTGATAGCATCACTTACTTGTGAACTACCAGAGTCATTAAAAATCAAGTCAATAATATCTTCCATGTTAAATTGTAAACGACTAACTAGAAACTATTTATTACTTTACTTTTCTGGTGCTTCCGTGGCAGACCCATCAATTTCTGGATCTTGTATAGCAGCTGATGCTATATTTTTTGGAGAATCTAATGGAATTCCAGATGCTGGATCAATTGGTGCATTTGGATCTGGAAGAATGCCTTTATTGATTTCATCGTCAATTTGACTATCAATATCAATAATTTCTTCATCGGTTTGACGAAGTACCTTTCTACGTAAATATTCGACAGAATAATATTTGCCAAGATAAGGTTCTGCTTGAGCGCATATAGCAAGTCTGCCCTCCAACAATTCTTTTTCTTTTAGTTCTGCAAAATGATTATCGTAGATATAATCAAACTGAATATGCTCTGCAAGTTTTGTCCAGTCTTCTGGTGTGCAAATATTTTTTAGGAGACATTGAGTTTTCAACATGTCAATAAACATGTTACCAAAACGCTTTCTTAAACGACCAACAAACTTTGAAAACTTAAGTTCATCTCTAAGAATTTCACTGGAGCGACCTAGATTGAAACCACCTTCAGCAGCAATTCTAGACTCTGGAACAGATAGTGATCTGTATAGTTTTTTCTGAAAATATGCAACATCACTGAGTTCTCCAAGGTTTTGTCCACCAGGAAGTGTTGTAATTTCTGTACCGCGGCCGCCTTCACGTCTAGGAAGCCAGAAATCTTCAAGCATACTCATATGCTTACGATCGTCTCTAACTTCGCCAGTAGATGCATCATAAACAAGTTTATTACGATAGCGATTCATCACATCGCGAAGATATTGTTCCGCTTTTATTTTAGGAAGATTGCCAACATCAATATAAAAAATACGACGCTCAGGAGCTCTTGATAATCTATAGATTACGAGGGAATCTTCAATCATTCTAAGTTGATTGAGAGACTTAATTGCTTTGTGTAGATATGATAGAACTACACCTTTATTTCTATCTACAAGACCAGAAGTACAATATGTAATAGAATCTTTTGAAAACTTAACTCCTTTAGATCCAGAATATTTGTGACTTCCACCACCAGCATAAGTTGGTTTGGGAATATACATAAAATATTCTTCAATCTCAGGGAAGACTGCTCTCTCTTGTGCCCTACTGTTTAATTCTAGAACCTGAGCTGCTTTATCTTTCTTTTTTTCTTCCCTGACAAAACGCATTTTGAGGGGATCGATATATCTTAGTTCCTTAATCCCCTCATGAGGATTTTTAACGTCAATGACTTTATGATAATAAAGTCTTCCATCAACATACCAATTTCTAAAAATTTCATGTGATTTTGCATCAAAGTTTAAAAGATCTTTGATGTTTTTAAATTCTTCCCTAATCCTCGTTTTAATTCCAGGACTAGCTGGCAAATTATCAAGATTGATAGTAACGGGGGTGTCATTTAAATCACTAACAATTGCTTCATTTACGACATCTTCAATAGCACCATCCGCCTCTGGATGGAGTGCCATTTCACGATATCTTTTTACTAATTCAAACTCTGATTTATATACACCTTCTAAATCTAAATATTGCCCATAAAAATTACTAGCAATATAATGATCAACCCCGTCCTCATTATTTTGAGGAACGGGGGATACTATACCTTTAGATTTTTTTTCGTTATCATCAATAGAGAATCCAAAAAGTCTCGCCATGTTATAAAGAAACTACTGTAGTAACTTTATTTATCACACAACGTCACCACCATTTCCTTGAGCTTCCCAATATTGAACTTGTAGTTCAACAGTAAACTCTTCCAAAGTATCGGAAGAATCGTAAGAAAGATCAATCTGAGAAATGTTAGTTGGGAAAACATCGAAGAAACGATACTTTCTTAGAACTTCACCTTCCCTATTCAATTGATAGACATATGCCTCAGCTTGATAGTCAGCAGGATTAGTTGCACCAGTTGCATTTGCAACGTTGTTCATACTATTCATCCACTGCTCAAAGGCACCTCTTAGTGCAAAGTCAGTGTCATTTATAACTGTGATTGTCCAGGTGTCAAACGTTCTGTCACCTGCAATCTTTAGAAGACGACCACGGAAAGCAATATCAATTGGTGCAATGTTTGATGCTGGCAGCGCAGCTGCCTTTACCATAAATCTTGCTTTTTCTAGAGTCGTAGAAGACGCTGGTGATGAAGTTGGGAATGCAAGGACGACTTCAAATAGATTAGGTCTTGCGCCACCTCCCGCAAGTTTATTTTTGAAGTCTGATATAGTCCTTAAAGCGGGAGAATTTACTTGATTTGTTGATGCCATTTTGGGTTAGACTCCTAAATTAAACGTTTCCGATGATTTCTTCAAAGGAAACACCCGTGCGGGTAGCGACAAAGGTGAGACCGACAAAGTTAATAGAGCGAGCAGGTTTGACGAAGATATCAGCAACAAACTCATTACGATCAATAACAGCAGCTGTGTTATTGGTCTCATCACAACGAACTACAAACTCTTCAACGCCACGATTAGACTGAACTTCGCGTAGGAAAGGTTCAACCGCATTTACAAAGTTGCTTCTAGTGATCTCGTCGTTGAATTCAAAGAGTTGATCTCTAGCAACTGAGGAGATTGCTTTCTCTAGATAGAGGAACAATCTACGAACATTGATTCTATCGAATGCAGAAGACTTAGCAAGACCAGTCTTGTCACCGTATAGAATAATACCAGAACCAGGGATAAAGGTTACAGGGTTGATTCTATTGCTATATAGACGATCTCTCTGTGACTTAGATGGATTGTAAGGTAACTTGATTGCATTTAGAATTGCACCTCTTGCAGTTCCAGCAGGAGAGAACCAAGGGAATGCGTTAATATCAGTTCTAGCGCAAGTACCAGCAACGTCACCATTTAGGGGAACATATCGGAACTTATCAGAGAAGCGATCATAAGTGTACTTATAACCACTATCGAAGACTGCGAAAGAACTTGATGTGATTGAAGAAAAGTGACCAATTACATTATCTGTAATTGTCTCTGCAGATCTTACCACTGACTCAGTAGCATTGTCAGTGAAGATTGCACCTCTATAAGGTGAGATGAATGCAATAGAATCCCTTCTTCTTGATGCAATATCAATTGCTTTTAGAGCGACAGCCTGGGCAGCCTCTTTAGAATAGTTTCCAGATCCTTGTAGAATAAAGTCAATGGCGTATTCATCAGGATTTTCTAGAGTCTCATAAGCAGCACTTAGGTTAGATATTGACGCAGCTAAAGCACCAGTCTCATCAATACTGCCTTTACCACCATAATCCGTACCATTTGCTAAGGTATAAGTACTGTTTCCATTTGCGGCAAATGCAATTCCTTTAGCAGCCTGGTCCCAGTCAACATCACTTTGCTTGACAAATCCGTTTCCTACCGAACCACCAGTCTTGAAGTCGGTAACTACAGATCCAGTAGGTTCTCCACCAGCAAAGATATATCCAGAACTTGACTTGATATATTCTCTCCAATAAGAGATGGATCCATTTGCAAACGCTGCATCTGTTGCCTTAGAAAGGTTTAGATGCTTCTCCATAATTGATCCAGGATTTCCAGTGATGTCTCCATCGTCATCGATAACAACAACGTGAACTTCATCAAATCTTGAATCTCTCCCTTCTGCATATGCAGAAGTTCCAGGACGTGATGCGAGTGAGTTCCAATTGATATTATCACCAGTTAGGACGATTTCCTGAGAATCAAACCAATCAGTAGGAGTGAGGCCTGTTGTTACAGTTTGAACCCCAACACCACTATTGTTGATGATTTGAGTATTAGATGCTGTAGTTGCACTAAATCTGTAGATTCCGTTTTCCTGATAATCTTTCTGCGTGATTACTCCAGCAGCAGAAACATGTTGTACAAACTTGACAGTAATCTCACTGGATCCTACAGAGGTTACAACACCTTTGAAATATCCATCTAGAAGTGAAGTGGATCCAGCTCCAGCGATTACTGTTCCATCAGCTACAGTTTGAGTAATACCAAATCCAACTGAAATTGCAGCGGTGGAAATACCAGTAATTACTTGATCGGCATATCCATCAATAACTGCAACTTTGATTCCGTTGCCCCAAGTACCTGGGTTTCTTGCTGCTATGGTAACATTTTGAATGGTATTTTCATCATAACCTAGTTGGTTATAATGATCCAAACTCTTAATTTTTGGTGCTGTGGTTCCAAGTCCAACGAATGCGTTTTTAAGATCTGAGTTGTCAGCTCTAACTACGCGGAGTGAACCACCGTAAGATAGGAAAGATGATGCAACCATCCAGTGCTCATAATGCCTATCTGTGCTGTATGACTTACCAAAATTTGCCAGTAGATCTGATTCATTCTCAACCAATGTTGGAACTTCTACTGGACCCTGGCTAAATGGTGCTACAACAGCAGCCACTTTATCGGAGGTAGGGTCAACTCTACCTAAAGTGAGGTCAACCTCCCTTACAACAATACCAGGAGATGCTAAATTGAGCGGCATCTTTCTCTCCTACGGGGTACAAAATTAATCTAAAGTTATTTATTGTTTAGAGTGTTTTGACTGGGGAAACACTAAGTGAACACTACCAATCTGGATATTTCCAGTGGTTACTAGTAGTTTTACGTCTTGATTTCGTTATTCTTCCTATTGTACAATCTTTACATTCATATGAATATGATGAAGGAATTTCCCCTCTATCTCTTCTTGTCAAATAAAACCCATCAATAAGATCTTTGGTTTTTCCACATATTCTACATTTTCTCTCTTTAAAAAGTAGGTGCTCTAAAGATACCTGCTCATCAAAGTCCATTATCTATATTCCCACATGTACGATTGATCACCATACTCATCTGTATGCCATCTGTCACCATTACCATCTACAAAACTTTCACTATCAAGTCCATCTGAAATAAATCCAAATGGGGCCATATCTTGCTCAATTTGATTTTTTTGTTCTTCATATATTCTCTTACGAACATCATTATCCGTCATTTCTTTAAAGTAATCTTGTGCAACTAACCAAGAAAAAATTACCAGGCACATTGCCAAGTCGTCATTACAACCTTCTTCAGCTTCAAATGATTGCCTCTTTTGCACAAAAGTCGTAAGTTCTGATATAATTTCATAATCACTAGTGACTAACTTATCATCTTCTATAAGTGTTTTCAAATTAGAGCAACCTAATTTTTTAACTGCGGATGTCATCCTGACACCAAGTTGAGATTTTTTCCCCGAAAATCCAGAACCAACAACCTGTCCAGCCCTACCTCTCATAGCACACATGAGCATATTCTCATACTCAAGATCAAAATATAAAATAGATCCCACCTGATCTCCAATATCATTAACCTCAATTAATACCCAGGTATTATTATATCCATCAGCAACTTGTTTGATAATGCTTGGGAAAAGCATTGGTTTTATCTCATTGTTTCTATATTTTGCTACTACTCTGTATGGAAACTCTGTAATATCAAAAACAATGAATGCTGAATAGTCATGCTCAATTCCTCTGGCAACGTCAACCGTCATCATATAATTATGATCCTTTATAGGATTTTCGTATATATCTAATCCTTTATTTCTTTTTATTGGATCATCATATACTAAATTTCTTAGTTTAGATACATCAATAAGAGTATCAACAGAGCCTAGAAATTCACACTCAAACTCAACCTTAAACTGGGATTCCGATGTGTTTGCGATAGTTTGAGATTTCCACCTGGAATTCCTTCCAGGAACCTCAGACCAATGAACTGCAGTTGGAATATATTCATTCTTCTTTCTTTCTGCATCATGCCACATACGGTAAAAATGATTCATACCGTGTGGGGTGGAGACGATAATTACTTTTGTATTTTTACCAGATGAGATAGTAGGATAAACAGAGGCAAAGAACGCATCAGCAATATGATTTGGGATGAAAGCGAACTCGTCAAGAAAGATGATATTATAGGACCCGCCACGGACAGCAGATGCAGATGTAGATGCGGCGATAATTTTAGATCCATTCTCCAACTCTAATGATTGTTTGTTCCAAGAAACAATACCCTGTTGCATCCACTTGGGCAAATTTTCATATGCAAGTTGCAATCTTCCAAGAAGATCTTTCGCAGTAGCTGCTTTGTTTGCTAGGATAGCAATATTAACATTGTCATTAAAGACTGCATAATGTAATAGATACGAAACCACAGTAGTAGACTTACCAGTCTGACGTGGCATCTTACAGATGTTGAATCTATTCTTATGAAAGTTTTTTACAAGTTTCTCTTGAAACTTATACATTTTAAATGGTACAAGACCTTCATCTAGAGATACAATTTGAATATAATTTTTAGCAAAATATACGGGGTCTTCTTTGCACTTCAAAAATTCACGAATATCATCTTCACTAAATTCTATTTTCGTATTGGCTTTCTTTAGATTTGGATTACCAAGGTATACATTATCAGACATAATTTAATTTAACAGTTCCATGCTCTAAGGGACTTATTGATTCTGCTATCGGGGTCTCTAGCAGTTTTGGCAGAAGTGAGTTTAGACTTCATACCTTTCATTCTTGCACAGAATGATGCTCTTCTCTTATTACCTTTCTTCTTAGAAGGTGCTTTTAGATCAGAACCAGGATTCTCTGCTTCATAAGACTTACGTCCTTTTTCATTGAGACCACCTTCTTTGTTCTTACCAGACTTCCTAGTCCATGCAGCAGACTTCTCTTCAATAGTCTCACCTTCAGGATCGAAAGATTCTCCCCGTGCTTTCTTTCGTGCTTTCTCTAATGCAGCATTTTTATTTCGGAATCCAGATGATACACCCTGAAGAGTTGGTTTACCAACAGCTTTATCACTATGATTTTCTTTACTTGTAGCTTTCTTTGCTCTACTCATGATAGAAGCAACACCACCAATTAATGCAGCACCTGCTAATGCACCAGTAACAAGACCCTCTTCTACATCGGATTTGTCCTCACCTATTTTGAATGTCATTGGAGGATTACCAGCATAAGTGATTTTATCTTTTGTTTTAGTGTTATGAACATTAGGTGCTTGGAACTTTCTAGGTTCAAAATTACGCTGCCCCTGAGTTCTTACTTCATCCGCAGTTTGACCTTTTTGGTCCATTGCAGCATATCCACCACCAGCTCTAAATTCTTTATTTGATTTTCTATCAGCAAATCTCCTTTTAATATCAGATTTCGTTTCAGCAGAAACTTCTGCAATGAAATTACCAAAAGATTTAGCACCTTCTACATGAACAACTGGTTTATCTTCTTCTCTTTCTCTTTCAAAATAGTTGATTAGTACAGATTCGGGGAAAATTTTATTGAGTTGTGTTTTCACATCTTGTCTAGACGGTCTCTTTGCTGTTGGAAAGAAAAAGTCTAGAGACTTATATTGTCCCCTAAAAGTAAAAAATACTTTGTAGTTTTTACCTAAACGTTGAAATCTTTCATATGCTTCTTCCATTTTTTTATCCTCGTTCATTTTTGTGTCTTTAAAAATTTAGATAAATCTGCAGTAGAACCAACAAAAAGTGCATTATTAGTAACAGACTTTGGTCCCTCATCATCCTTATTTAGTTCCTTCATTTTTTTCTGAAGATCTATTAATTTATCTGTGGCATCAGAAACGTTTTTAATTAATTGCCCCGCAACTTCATAAGCTCTTGGCGAATCGGATTGTTGAGCAAGTTCCATGATTCCATCAAGACTTTCCTGACCCTTTTCAATAACTGAATACAAGTTTCCTCTTGTATATTCATAGTCCTTTTTAATCTGATCATCAGAATCTGTTCTGACTGGTTTTTCCACAACAGATTCTGATGGCGTGACATTAATGATATCAGTCTCTGTATTCAGAGCCTCGCTAATTTCATCGAATTTTTTCATGGGTTAATTAGGTGTCAGTTCCCTTAGTTGGATTGTATGATTTGGAGTCTGAGAAAAACTCTGTTGTCTCAGTAAAACCAAAATCATCTCCAGGTTCAGCTGTGATTGGATCTGGAACCGCAGTATATCTAACTTCTCTTTTAGCACTCTCCCTTTCGGTTCCATTATGATAATCAACTTGAACCTTACGGATTAGACCGTCACTACTATCAGAAATGGGACCAAACAGATACGTATGTGCTGTAAAGTTTAATGTATAAAGTAAAACTCTTCTTTGCTCAAAATTACCCTCATATTCATCTTGCATCTGAATATTATTAAGAGTAATTGGAATATCTCTTTTTTCTCCAATAGATTTAACCAAATCCACTGTTACTTTAAAAGTTGGTTGAAAGTATGGTAGAATTTGTTCAATAATTTGTAATGCATCATCATTTAATTTTGTCATGATAGACAACTGAAACTCTACATTATATGGTACTGGATAAAATACTTTTTTTATATTATCCCCATCAACTGCTTTAAATGTTTTTGTAATTCCAGACTTTCTTGAAGAATCATATGATACCCCTGTCATCTCAAATGACATTCTTGGCAATGTCATTGCAATAGATCTGTCAGGATCGTTACCCAACTGATCAAGTCTAGCTAAAAACTTTTGTTGTGGTCCATATGCTAAAGGAACTTTGATATCACTAATTACATTTTCATCTACAACTCCAGTATTGGTACCCACTGCTTCAATTCCAGCATGTTTAATATGAATATCATTAAACAATGTGCCGAAAGATATGATAGTCTTTCTCAGTATTTCATGATAGTAATAAGTTCCTAACATCAGTATCCTCCAAAGGGATTATATTCTGTAAAATCCAATATGCTGTCTGCTTCTAATTCAATTTCTTCATTTTGCGAATAGGCAATTTCATTACTGGGTTCTATATCATGAGAACTTATTGTCCATGATGCACCAGACTCGTCACCAGTAATACTCTCACCAGGCGTGAAGCTTCCACTATTTATGTAAACATTTAAGAATAGATCATCTTTATCAAAGTTCTTAACTCTTGCAGTAGATCCAGATAGTGATCCTGTAATAGTTTCTCCTGCAATAAATGTTCCAATGCCAATAGAGGTTGGCGGTTGAACTGTCACACTTGGGAGTGATACATATCCCTCACCAGCTTCACTCATTCTATAATTAGTTGTAGATCCACCAGTACCGACAGATGCTGTTGCTACAGCGGTTGTTCCTGAAACAGGAGCACTTACAGTAATTATTGGAACAGAACTGTAACCATATCCAACAAGTGTTGGAATAAAACTAGTGTCTAAACCAACACTACGAACAACACCATCACCAATTATTGCCGTTGCTGCAGCTCCTACTCCACCACCACCTGTTATGGTTATAGTGGGAGATTGAGTGTATCCTGAACCAGCGTTGGTAATAAAAATTTCTTTAATTGCTTGTGCATCACCAACAGAAGTTGTAATTGCAACAGCAGTTGCATTTTTGCCACCACTTGGGGATGTGGAAATAGATACTACTGGTGTTGAACTGTAATCATATCCTTGATTTATTAGATCAATACTTCTAACACCACCATCTACAATTTCACTAGCACTTGCTATAGCAGTAGCACCAACTCCAGTTAAAATTAGTTGTGTAATATACCCTTCATCAATAACTGTATTATCAATCTCATTAATAGAAGTATTGATAATTTCATCTTCGAGTTGAAAGAGTTCGCATGACAACTCAAATACGTAATTCTTACCTAACTGAAAAAATGGTTTTTCGTGCTCTACGAATTTAATCTCAAAAAATCTTTGACCTAATGGGAAGTAAATTAAATCACCCTCTCTTGGTCTTTGTGTTACTTCAATCTCAGAGTCCTTGAAAGTATTGAGATCTTCTAAAAATGGTTCAATGAATAACTCAAATCTTTCTTGTGAAATAATTAAATTTACCTCATTCTTCATCTGAATGCCAAATTTTGACATAATTTCGGAGTCTTTTCCATAACCCTCAAAATTATTCAAGTAGGCTTCAATGACAAAGTTATCATCAAATTTGGATAAGATGACTTCTCTAGAAAGTTTCTCTCTACCTAAAATTTTTCTGGGCAAGTAATAAACATCTATCCCATACATTTTTAGATGTTCGTTAATAAGATCCTGCAGCAAGTATTGCTCATGCTGTGAACCCTGCAAAAAGAATGGATTGAGAGGTGCCATATTATCCTATTTGATCCATTGGTGGCAATTCATAAGTTGATTGCATCGCTTGCTCAATTTGAGCCATCTCTGAAGCACCATCTTCATAATACTGTCTACCGTTCAGTTCAATTCCTCCAGGTAGTTTAGCACCTTGGAATTTCATCATGTTAGCTCCCCACTGTCTCTTGATCATTGAAGTGAGGTATCTTTTCAACCAACTATCATTATACATTTTAGGGAAATCGTTAGGATTTAAAGCACGTTCACAATCGATGACAATATAGTTATCTTTGTTTTGAGCTGCCCAATCCAAATCAAGATATAATCTTCCCTGCCTTTGATTAAATCTTAGTTGCTTATCTGTTGTTAAAAGCATGTCGATATCTTCAAGATATCTTTTAGTCATTGAATATTGGAGAAGATCTACACTACTAAAATAATATAGATCATTTAAAAATAATTGATATTTGATACTGAACATGCCACCAGATATGGCATTACTATCAAACTTAAATACTTTATTGATTGCCAAGACATGATCTGGCAACTTTATATAATTACCATTCTCTTCAAACTGGAATTCTGTTGTATTACCTACAGATTCAGATACTGTAGTTGTTGTGATGCCAGTAGAACCTCCATTTCCAGGTCCCTTTCCCCTATTAATATCATCTTCAGTAATTTTGTACTTGAGGTACATCCTTTCAGAACCATCATAGTGACGTTCTTGAAAATATTGAATAGCGTCATCTACAAGATCAGAAACCTGATCATCATCAACGTTAATTTCTAGTACTGGGGCACCTAATCTTCTAAAGCAATGATCAATAAGTCCTTGCCTGGTTGTTGGTGATGCCATTAGAATGAACCTCCATCAATTGTCAATCCAGCTTCAAGTAAGTTGTTTTTAGCTGTCCACTTTTGGGTAACTTCTTCATAAACTAAAAGACCACCGTCATGTTGACCATTTGCTAATAGGTCAACATCATCCAACCTCGCAAAAGAATTTACACGATCTGACTGTGTAATTCTGATTGCATTTGATTGACCAACTCTAACTCTTACTGCGTCAGACATTACCTTGTTACTCCTGCTCTTACTAGTGCGGAACCTTCAACCAACCTAACGGTTTCTGATGGATCAGTCACTGTAACATCATAAACATATCTTCCAGGTTTGATATTTGAAGTTTCTGAAGGTTCTAGACTCAACCTTACTTCACCAAAAAGTCCATTTGAAACAGTTGCAGCAAATGAAACTGCAGTTGAACTGCTATGAGTTTTTCTCAGTTGTGCAGATGCTGCATATCCAACCAAATTTAATGCATCACCAGTAGCTGCTGATTCAATATCAAACTTAACATTAAAGTCCGATCCCTGATTAATAATAACATTGTGTACGTATACTGCCATCTACCAGACTCTATACGGCTTATGACTTATTTATGAGAATATTAAGTAAAGACTTGATTTCTACTATCTCGTCCTTAAGATTTTGAATCTCATTCTTAGATGATTCCCTATGTTTCTTCGCTTTGATATAATTTTCATATGCCGCATTATTTGTATTAATGATAGCATTAGAATCAGAATCCCGATATAAATCGGGATCACCATCAATCTTTATATTTTTCATTATGCTAGTGCGATTGCCCTAATATCATTTAGTCGAGGAGCATAAGATTCATTTGTTCCACTGAATACAATCTTGATTTGATATCCAGTGAAAGGTGGAAGATCTTTAGATGTAAATTGATATTCTTTGAATTGATCAAATGCACTAGGTGAAACAAATGCGTCGGATTTGCCACTGTTTTTGGCAGGGTTGATGATACTATCTCCAAATCCATCATCATCGGTATCGTTCATATTATCAAAACCAGGGAATAGTTCATATGTTGGTTCAACATCTGCAGAATCTGGTAGGAATAATCTATAAAGAACTCTCATATCTGCAGTAGAGTCAATATATGCAGAAGTTAGAACTTTCAATGATGTTGATGCATTTTGAAGGTTCACTCTCTGAGAAACATAAATCGAAGAATGTGGATCTTGATTAATGCTGTTCACTCTTCCATCAGTAGTATAATCATCGACGGGTTTGTTTAGACGACTTCTATCAATATCGATAGAGCAGTTGTCTAGATAGATGAATGGTGAATAATTTGGATCCTCGGAGACAAGATCTACTTCAATAGTAAGAGACTTGTTTCTTGGTAGACCATCTAAGTGTTTAGTTTCATTGACTTTAGATGCGACAAGTCTTGGTGTTGGATATAGCAATGTAGAATTTAATTCGGATGTTGTGAATCCTAGATCTTCAAATGAAGTTTCAGTTCCACCTGCACTTCTACCACTTATCGTTCTAATACGTGATTGTGTGGTCGTATCATTCGGTGTAACAATATCAAAACGAGGTGTTATTCTATCAAACTGTAGGTTTCTAGAAACCCAGACATTTTTTCCACCAGCGACTCTTTCATCAGTAAAGTTGACTTGATTTTCTCCAGTTTGTCTGTCACGTCTATCAATCTCCAAATAATACGTATCAATTCCTTTGTTAGCTTGTAGGGTTGTATCTGATGGCATATCAATCTGATTATTGATACTAACAAGACTCATGCCATTAAATTCATATGGGCGAATCTCAGTGCCATTAGTATGACGTGCTGATGAAGATCCTTCAGCACCTCTAGTAGAAATTCCTAGAGTTCCACTTCCAATGCTATTGTAATAAACAACTTCATTTCCAATAAGTGCAAATCCAGCATCTGTTGAAACACCCAAAGATGTCGCAAAGACTGAAGTATTTGCTATAGAAATTGTATTATCTGTGGCAGTAATATCAGCTGATAGTGTTGTTGGCGAAGTCGTTGGGAAAATATTCTTAATATCAATGGTATTAGTAATACCATGCATTCCATGAGATGGATGTAGAACTTCAATAATATTACCAGAATAGATTTGACTTGTTAAAGTAGAGCTACGAATAACTGTATCTCCAACAGAAACTTTTGTCGCTCCATCATAGTAAACTAGAGGATCATCTTGAGAGAAGTTCTCTCCTTGAACGTTTGTTGTGTATAGAGTATCATAACCAGTAATATTGGTAACAGTAAAATTGGCTCCAATACCTTTGGTAACATCACTGGTTTGAATACCAAGCGTCTCACCCACCAGGAAACCCTCTCCAGGCGTTGTAATTGACACTGCACTTAAACCACTACTAGAAATTGTTACAACGCCCACAGCGCCGCTTCCAGACCCCGTTAAGGAGAAGAAATTAACATTGTTGTATGTTCCATTTGAATATCCAGTTCCAACCAGACTTACTGCAAGATTTGCAACGGGTCCACCAACATTCTCAATGAATGCAGTTAGAGCAGCTTCACTACCAGTTTCACCGTAACCAACTTTTCTACCAGGAGTTAAGATCTCCTGCATATCAGTTGTTTCTACAGTGGTAATTCCTACCTTTAATTTTCTTGGTAGAGATTTGATTGGATTATTTGGTAGCAGTGGTAGAATATCAGAATCAAATGATATGTCAGGGTTAAAGAATGTTGCTGTTCCAGTTTTATGTGCAAACTCACACTTATTGACAGTGAACTTTAAGTCCTCAAACTGAGTTGGAGTCCATGTGGAACCATTCTGTGACTTGAATAGAGAACCAGCACCATATTGTTGGGTGTAAAGAACAGACTCTGGACCAGGAAGTTCTGCAGTATTCACAGTTCTTTCTCCCAGCCTTGCAATCCACGCAGTGTAATTATCACTGGTTGGTGATAGGAGTACAATTGCATATTCTGTTTCTGGTAGAAGTGGAACTGGTGATTTGAAAGTCACTCTAGTTGCTACACTTCCATCATCAGAAACATTTACTTGACTTGGTTGTAGAACAATTTGTGATTCTTCAGACGCTAAGAATAAAGTTGGTGTTCCAAGTTCAACAGTACGAATTTCTACAGTTAATGGTGTTCTTTCATCTTTTGTAAACATATAAATGTCAACAGAAGTCAAGAAGTATCCTTTATTGTCAGTCAAGAAAGTCTGAGCTAGAGGGTCTCTCCTCTCCACGCGCCTAATAATAGTTCTATTAACAGTGACAGTTCTGTCAATAGTTCTCCTGATGATAACTGGTGGTGGAGGTGGTGCAAATCTAAATTGTAGATTATTTGTAATAGTTGTAGTAGTATCCCTCCTTGTAGTCGTCATCGCAGTTTGCTGGAGATTCAAGGTTGTTCTTCTAGTAATACCAGTTCCAGTAAACGGTGCTTCAGCATCACTATTAGTCAAATCTCCAACAATAGATATTGCATCAGTAGGACTGGTTGTTAACTTGAATGTTCTAGTTCCAGTTCTAAACCTTGGAGATCCTTCAGGATCTCTGAAGAAGAAGGATCCATACACACTTCCAAAACTATCACTTACAAGTCTTACAAAATTTAAATCAGCTTGAGCATTACTAGTCTGACCAATAAAGGTCATATCTGCTACAAGTCTTCCAAAGAAACTTCCCTGCTGGGCAATTGCAAGTGATTCAGTGTCAATGTTTAAGTATGTTGATGATGCGTTATATGACTCAGAATTTAAAAGAGAAAGTTCTCTATCGTATGGATTTACATCAAACGTTGTTGTCGGTGCATCAAATGGACCATTCTTGTGATTTGGAGTACAAATTCTAAATGTAATAATTCTTATGCCATTGGTATTGAAACCATCTACGGTTTCACCAACTTGGAAAGACCCATTTACATTATTAACTTCCAATAGTTTTGGAATTACATCCAGTCTATTGGAACCGTCCATAAATGCATAATATCTTGTAAATGGTTTTAGACCTTCACTTTTGAACTCAACGTTTCTAGATCTCATGAAAGGATCTTGAGTTTCATTAATATCAATACTAGCATCAATATTTGTTAGAGCCCTAGTCTGCCAACTATTAGTTTGCGATGATGTTGATTGTGTTCTAGTAATACCAGCAACTCTTCCTCCAGCAGGTCCACCATTGCCAATACTAACGTCACCAACAGTACGAATTGTTCTTCCAGTGTTAATAGTTTGGAACCTTTCAACTGTGTTTTTGTTGGTATTTGTTAAGTTAGTAGTCCAAGAATCTCTTGCAGGTTCCAGTGTAATGCTTCCGACCCATTCAATAATATTAAATGGGTTTACATTTTCAGTTCTGGTTGCAAATGGTTGTTGTGTTGCAAGAATCTCTTCATAATCTATACTTACAACGTTTCCAGTTTTTCTAAGATTGCCATCAAGCAGAGTGTAATCTGATCCAAAATTAAATGCCTTGGCCTGTGGAACTACATCTGGTGCAAGTTGCGGTGTAAAGGTTAGTCTATCTGTCGGTGTGGATAAATGATCAATTCCAAGATCAACCTGACATGTTGTTTGTGCAAGATCTAAGAAATTGCTGCTAGTGAAATCATCTACAAAGAAACCTGTTTTAAATCTATCTAAACCATCCTTGTCAGTAATTTGTAGAGATCTTGTCTCTAACTCAAGTAGTGATAGTGAAGAAACTTCTTCCAAGTTTTGGACCCTATCTTCGATAATACCAATATCTCTCATAGTATATCTTCTATTATCAACTTGAATGATTCTTACATCACTCACATCATAGAGATACGCTGGGTACACGATGGTACCTAAAGTCATTGAAGGTTCAACAATAAATGGTACAGATGGTTTATCTGCAGATGTTCCTTGTATTACTTTAAATACTCCTTCTTTAGTGAGAATCAATCTATCCATTCTAGGTAGATAATAATCATATGAAATTAGAGTACTCTCATCTGGTTTTGGTATAACAGTGGTTGTACTACCAGTAGTAGAGAAATCTCTTGAATCATAATCAAAAGGTGATGATGTTGTTGACGTGAAATTTGAAACTCTAGGTCTAAAGTCAATAGTATCAGTAACTCTTACTTCTACACCAGATCTAGAATCTCCACTTGGTAGTTGTAATGATGGAACATCTTTTGTATATCTATCTCCACTATATGACAATACCGTAAATGCATCACCTTCATCAGTATCTGCAATTGTATAGTGATCATAGATTACTGTGAGACGTTTTGCTGGCTCTGCAGAACCTCTATTCCTTACAATTCTAGAATAATCATAGATATCTGGTCTTTGACCTTTATCCATAGTAAATTCATCTGTTCTATCAATATATAAACCACCAGTAATTCCTTGCAATCCAGCAACAATACCAGATTCTTCAAATGTAATCTGCTCTCCAGGAGTAAATCTATCTTCATTTAGATATACAACTTCAACTTCTGTACTAGAAAGTCTAGTAACAATTTGGGCAAGAGCCCTGTTGTTAGGACCACTAATTTTTTCACCTAAAACGGAGTTTGTATTTAATGTTATACCACTCTCAAAGGTGAGTTTATCTAAGACTGGATCTGCTGAATTTGTAGATTCAAATATACCCAAGACTTTGACAACATCTGGTCTGTTTAGTGAGATCTCTTCATCTTCTACTCTTAAACCATAGAATGAATTGAAATCAAGTCCATTTGAAGTATTAGACGAAATACCAGCCGTTCTAAATTTTGACTTATCTATAGTTACTTTTGTACTTCTAGTATAAATTTTTACCTTAGATCTTAAACCTTGCTTTTTGATTGTTGTAATTAGTGTTACATTACTTTGATTTGCAGTTAGACCTTCAATTGTAATAGAATTTCCATCAGAACCTATAGTAAATTGATCTCCAGTAAGATTTTCAATTGACCCATCAGAATAATGAAGTGAATATCTTTCAGAATCAAATGTTTCAAATACAGAACTAGTAATTCCTGATATTGCATCTACAGTTGTCGTCAACTTACCAAAAGCATCTGTGGAAAGGCTATCAATCTGCTTATAGATTGGTAAATTAGCCTTACTAAGATTTACTGATGCAATATTTCTATTTGATAGTGGAACAACTAAAGATCCTTGGGTATCTCCAAAAATAAATTCTGCAGAAGTTGCTCTAAAATCAACTTCAATGGTTGAACCAGGAAGAGATCCTTTATTAACACTACTAATATCGGGAACAGACACAACAGTCATAGTGTTGCCATCTGAAGAAACTTCAGTTACTCTATTATATGAAACATCAGTATGTGCTGGATTTTGATATTGAATAATGGTATTAGTAGCAATTCCAGTAAATTTACGACCTGCAGATGTTACTGATCCACCAGAAGTAATTTGTATCTTATCTGTAATACCAAACCCATTTGCAACTCTAGTTATTAATGAAACATCAGCAACAAAATCTGATGCTAAACCTAAAGTTGATGCGTCTTGATATACAGATTTTACATCGTTTAGAGAATATGTTTTAATATCTCTAATGGATCTATTATATTCTGTGATTCCATCAATTGAGATTTGCTCGCCTTCTTGGAACTTGCCAGCAACTTGATGTAAGGTTACTGTATTTCCACTAGAATATGCTGCAGCAGCATATCCAATAGCTCCACTACTTAGACCTTTAAAGTAAGTTCCCTTAGAGAAAGAATATTGCTGATTTAATGTGAACTGAGTATAAGTCTGAATATCAAATAGTCTTAGATCCCAAAGGGTTGCGTCATCTTTGTATGAATCGTCAGTGACACCAAAAGAATATACTCTTGCTTCTCCAATTTTTTCCCCAGTTCCTGCAGTATTGCTACCAGTTCTTTGAGCATATAATTCCACTACGTGAGTAGAATCTTTGTTTAAACCAATTACTGGAGTACCAAAAACATTATTGACCCTTAAAACATTTCCCATTGAGAAGGGAACTAAAGATGTAGGGACATTATTAGTATCTCTTGGTTTGGGCAAATCAATAATTTTTGTCCCTGTTACCTGAACATCATATCCTTTGACATATGCCTTTCCTGGACCAATCTGCAAACATGCAATATCTTCAGATGGAATAGCACCATCTCTAGTTATTTGATCACTACCAAAAATACCATTATTGTTTTGCTCATCGTTTAAACTCTCTTCAACGTTAAAGTTAAATGGAGTTACTACATAATCTCCAGATTCCTCAAAAGTTCTTTTCGCAAAATAATCTCTTAGATGATCATATTCGTTTTTTCGTTGAAGTTTTACAATCTCGCCGTCAATGATACGAAGTAATTCTACAAAAGTTTTATCGTCAATATCATCAATATCTTTCTTTACTAATTTTAATTCAAACTTAAATCTATCAGCACCAGGAGCTGAGAAATTATTAAATCCTCTTGCATTGTCATATAGACTAGTGTCTTCACTAGAATTTACACTGGTCTCAATAATGTTTAGACCAACTCTATATGTTGGGGTATTTGAATATTGATCTAGAAGAATACTCTGCTTCTCAACTCGTGCAAAGTATCCTCTGACAAAATAAATACCATCATCAATATTAATAGCAGATCCAATTGCTGTAGCATTCTGGGGAATTACCTGAGAAAAAGAAGATCCTGCATCGATGGTGGTGTTTCCATAAATGACAGTTTCATCTGCAATTAAAAGTTCACCATCTTCAAATGCAGTAAATTCTTGGGTAATTGCAGAATTTAAATACTTAACATAGATGGTAAGATCTCCTGTTTCGGAGTCATTTGCGGATAGAATTTTTGAAACTGTTGCAGTAACTTGTGAATTTTGACCCCTAATTCTTTTCCCTACAAACTGGTCAATGTAAGTAGATACCGATAGTCCTAAGAAATTTGCATTTATTTTGACCGCATAATAATCTTCATCATAAGTAATTCCCCCAGGAATTACTACTGCACCATCTTTAAAAAAGTGATCGGCAAAATTTTCAATTTGCCCCTGCAGCATAGTCTGGAGACTATTTAATTCCCTGGCTTGTATTGGGAATCCAGGTTTAAATAAAACCTTGTAATAATCACTATCAGAATTAAAATCGTCAAAATATGGTGAGACGTTTAAATTAGTCTTTTGGGGCATTTTCTTAGAATTCCAGTACTACTTTGATATCTTCTTTTTGGCGAGCATTTCTCGCTACAGTGGGGCGATTATCAAGATAAATTATTTCACCTGACCTCTTATTTATCTGAGGTTGAGCGACTCCATCTGCGAAGTTTACACCTAGATTTATTGTAGTATCAGCAATAACTGTAGTGATTCCACTAAATGTAGAATCGACAGATGCCGAGAAACCACCAGTAGAATTTACATTTTCAGATGACGACTCAAATTTCACAACTCTTGCTTCAGAAGAAACTCCAACATAGTCTCTCTGATCACCCGATGTTTTATTAAAATATAGTGATCTATCTTGAGTATACTTAACTACATTAGTTTGTTCGTCAAATGAAACCACATAACCAGTAGCTGTAGTTGTTCCTACCACTTGCTTAATCTGATCTCCAACAGTCAAGCTTCCAGTAACATTTACCAATTTGAGAGCATCAACTAATGAAAAGTTATTATCTTTATAGACACTAGTTGATCCCAAAGAAGTTGGATTTTTTACAATACCAATTTGCGCGAATTGTGTATCTGTTGGGAAGTTTGCCGTACTATCATCAAATCTTGTGTATAGGAGAACTTTTTCTGCCCCCAATTCCTTATACAAATCATACCCATGACCCTTTGAGGGTGGAATGATTGGAATTAGTGTAGCAAGTTCTGAAATACTACCAGACTGAATTGGTCCTAAATCAACAATACCATAACTATAACCTTTTCCACCAGAAGAGACTTGAGCGGTTACAATCCTACCACTACTATCTGTAGAAATAATAGCCTTTCCACCCTCACCATCTCCTAAAATATCAACCTCAATATCAAGACCTAGACCATATCCAAATCCAGACCTCTCAATGCTAATATGCTTTAATTGGTTTTCATTGATATCTGAATTTCCAGCAGATCTAACAGCTTGAATCTGAGAATCCGTAGAACCTAACCAATTTGATGGTAGAGTGATATATTCAGTAGAATCAAATTTGATAATATCTGCTGGGTTAACAGTAAATAGATATTTCCAAATATAACCATCTCCACTCTCACCAGCTCTAGTTGGTTCTAAATCTGTGAATCCTGGTTCGTCCTGAGAGGCATTACCAATCAAGTTTGAATATGTAGATCCATTATCAATACAAATATAAACTCTATATTCAGCGTTCATTACAAAATATCTAGCATCATATAAACGTGTGGATCCAGTTACTGGAGAAACGTTATTAATGCTGTAGTCATGTCTATATTTTTCATAAATTGTTCCTTGAGTCCAGTCAACTCGTTTTACAATTCTTCTAACATTTGAGTTGGTAACTTTCCTACCAAACATTGTAGTATCATAAACATGATTTGAATAATTGTTATTATCAATAGGGCTGGGAGCACCAGCTGCATTAGTATTCCAATCTGCAGTTCTACCAAATCCAACCGATAGTGAAGGATTTGGTAGGGACGTAAAGATATAGTAAGAGTTATTGGAATTCTCTACAGACTCAATAAAGTTATTGACATTCAATATTCTAAATTGGTCCGTTACAATAGAAGCCATTATTGGTACTTACTCTGGGGTTTTTTTTATTTATATTGTTTAGATGAATACCTTCTTGGATATGTTTCCAGTATTCCTTAATCCAAAACCTTTTCTGGTTACAGTTGGGTACGTACTCAGACCAACGTCATATGTATTTCCGTTGGGTTCAAATGATAATGCACCCTCAACTCTATTGAAGCTGCTCAGTTTGCCCCAAGAGAATTCACCAACATAATCTCCGTTTGAAGAAATGCCAGATGTAATAGTATCAGACTTGATATTAGATGTTATAACACCAACATTCCCATTAAATGAAATGCCACTTACATAATAGATGTTATCAACAATTGTGCTGATGCCCACAATTTCAGAGTCAGAACTGTCAACTGATGTGATTCCTGTTCCAACAACAGTAGTATTCTGAACCACGATTGGATATCCAACTAATAAAGTTTGCAGTAGAGCTGGACTACCAGATTTGGATAGATCTAATTCAAACTTCATTGCGAGGGGGTGTCCAGAAATTCCAGTGGTTGTTCCAATACCTGTGATAATACCAGAATAACCTAGGATAACTTCTGCTTCTAAAATTGTATCTTTGATTGGTTTTGCAAGTTCAACAATTACTTGTGGAACATTTGTATGTGTGTAACCAAATCCAGGTTCATCGATTGTAACACTGGTCAATTGACCACCAGAAGCAGTTCCAGTCAATTCTGCGGTACCACCAATACCAATGATGTTGAATAGTGAATTATCAACCTTTTTAGGTGCTTGAATCTTAATTTCAATTGCACCATCAGGATAACCAGAACCACCATCAACAATTGTAATTTCACTAATTGTTCCAGCAGCAGAAACGGTAGCAGTAGCAGCTGCTGCAACTACATTTTGATATCCAATAATGTCTGCATCACAAACAACTTCTGCTAGATTTGCTCCAGGTGCATTTTCTTCATACTGGAAGAAGTCTGCATTGTCAAGGAATATTTCAGTATCACTAGAACTAAAGTTTTTAATTACCTTAGCAACTGGCATAATCTGCGCTTCAAGCGAATCGCGAATTTTAGTAATCTTTTCTTCAAAGATAACCAAATCTCTCTTTTGCTTAGTTACATCAATTGGTCTGAATATATTTTCATTAATGCCCTGATTTCTATAGATATTTGTTTCTACTTTTTCAGATTCAACAATAGCACTTAGAACTCTATCATTTTGCTCAAAAATTGAGCTAGAACGATCACCTTTCAATCTTAATATATCACCAGCTTTGAGTGATTCAAAGACAGTAACAATCTTACTATCAACATCCTTAGTTCCTCTATAGAAATAGATGGCAATATTATCAGATCTGAGTGGTGCAGCCGTAAAGTTAAAATTGAAACTTGTACCACCAGAGAAGAAGTAATCTTTTCCAGGAGTTTGTATCACGCCGTTCACAAATACTAGAAGAACAGCATCAAGATCAATTAGTGCTGATTGTGGATTTTGCTCATCCTTCTGGAAACTGAGACTAGCTCCATTCAAATTTAGAGGGAATCTAGTTCTCACACCATTTTGCAGAGAACTAATTGAGTCAATATAGTCAACTTGTCCGAAGTTCCAAGATGAGAATGTATCATTTGAAATTTCAGTAACTTCAAAGATCATGTCAGTAAAGATGGTTCCCACTCCAGTAGCAGTAACTAAACCGACTGGTTTGAACTTATCACCACGTCTAAATCCAAATCCAGTATCAGCAAGTCTAAATCCACTAGCTTCAAACACTGTCGAACCAATACCTGTTGTTGTAGAAGCAGAAACAATAACATTAAGTTTCGCAGCGAATCCAGAATCAGTTGTTTCGCCAACAGAAACACGAGATACACCCACTACAGGCATTTCAGAGTAATTTGGATCTTCAATATTAATTGTTGGAGATGTATAACCTGTTCCAGCGTTAGTAATTGAGAAGATCGCTGTTCCACCGACACCTGCAGTAGCAGTGATTGTTGCATTAGTTCCTTCATGACCAACTTCTTCAACATCTACGTTAATTGCACCAAAATAACCAGATCCGAATGTTAGACCAGAATAATATGCGGCCGCTTCTCCACTAGGAACGCCTCTTCTTCTGCTAGGAACATATGTATGTGCAAAACCAACTTTCAATACATCAACTTCAAATTTATTATCATCTACAATTGTTCTGATGGAATATGGGTTGGCATACTTAACACCAAATACAACACCATGATCATCATAGATATGATCAATTGTAGAAACTCC